CGACCGGGTACGACATGCGCAAGGATTTGGAATCAATAGCGGCCGGTTATCTTCATGGGGTCAGCAGCAAATGACACAACCTCTTGGTGGTTATAGCCCGCAGGGCTGTAATCCAAGACAACGCCATCATGGCCTCGCTTCTGTGCAGCGGCTGTTATCTGTTCTGCCGTTGCGTTTTTGGGCAAGCCGAGCGCCTCAGTCACCAAGTCTGACTTGTTGGTTCGCCAATTTGGCATCTGAAGCTGGAGTGGGTTCTTGATGTCCGCATCAACCTCATATCGGTATGCGGCATTTTTGGCGACCGCAGGATCGGTGGACGCGTACACCCCCCGCCCCAGCTTGCCCGCGTCTGTAGTGCTGCCGGCCCGAGACAAATCAAACGCATCAAACTTATGCGGGGAACCATGATAGCTTCTGATGCCCATGCCTGCCGCGTTAGACATGGCAGGAGCGCCACTGGCTCCCAACATCATAAGGCCGCCCAATCCGGCGGCCCTGTCTACCATCGTTCCGTAAGTGGCTTGCTGCCGCGCCTCGTCCACATCCGACCAGACACCAGGTCTCTCGGGTTTGACGCCGAGGATGCCGCCAGCGACTTGCCCAGGCGTCATCAAAGCTTCGAGCACACCGCCAGCGGCTCTCGCCGGCCAAGTTTCTGTGAGCAGCCGAGCCAAAAGGCCCGGCCGAGATTCATCAGCCATAGGAGTCTTCCGTGGTGAGTAAACGGTATTACGGGGCCGAAGCCCCGCGATCGACTGGACCGCATCCCGAACCGCGACGGGCGGAACATGCTCGGCAAGCTCTGGATGGAAATCCGCGCCGAGCTTCGCCCCGAATTGCCATCGCAGCAGCAGATTGGGCGTTAACCGAAGGAGCGAAGGAAATGAACCCACGAGTTTCAGACAACGATCAAGGCGAGATCACTGTTTCGCTCGACGGCAAAGAGCTTCGCGCGTGGTCATATGCAAATGAGGACGAAAGACGGGCGAAAATGCTTATGGCGCGTGAGTACGTCGAAGGCTGGTGCGATGGGAGGGAAGCGGCATGAACTGCCCGAAATGCAACGCGGACATCAGCGACACCTACGAACCTGACGACCCGTCTGTGGGCATCGTCGGCGGATACTTTTGTGACGCCTGCGATCTTGGCGTTGGCGAGGAAGAATATCAGCCGAGGGGGGATGATGTTCCGATCATGACCGCGAAGGAGTTTCGCGGCGACAGACCGCTGGGAACGCCGATCTCTGAATTGTCAGGACGGCCGGGGCAACCGGGATACGCGGAGTTCTGTCGCATTGCAAAAACGTGGGGCTACGACTGATCGTCAGTCACCCGCGCAGTAAACGAGTTACCGGAAATGCAGGCGCGTCGCCCTTTGTAACAATTCGTGATTACGCAGCTATTGCGTATACGCAGGCGTTAATCGGGCATTCGAGCCGGACAGCAACAGGGAACGGATAGGAAGATGCGAACGGTGGAGGATCGCCCCGAACTCGACGCCTTGTTGAAGAAGGCAGTCGCCGCCTACCAGGCGCTCACGCCTGAACAGAAACGCGAGCACCGTCGCGCTCAAACAAAATCTTGGGTGATTGGGAACATGCTGCTCGACCACCCCGAACTGTCGCGGGAAGAAGCCGAGCGCATCTATGATCGGATGGCGCTTTAACGAGAGGTTTTGACATGAGCATTGGAAATGAAATTGCGGCAAGGTTGGCCGCCAGTATCGTTGTCGGGGTCAATGCGAATAGCGAGCACCGGTGGCGTGATGGCATCACAGACGAGCAAGTCCGCGCCGAACTCATGGCCGCTGCGGCAAAGCTTCAAGATAGCGCAAACATCACATCGAAGCCAGCCAAGGCTGGGGAATAGATATGACGAAGACCGATCACGACGAGGACTGCATCTGTCAGCGATGCACTGAACGACTGCTGAAAGCGCACCGCGCTCACCTTGAGGCTTGGCGTAAGGAGCAACGGAAACGATGACTATATGCGAGCGGCTGCGCCACGCGATCACGACGGCTTCGAACGACGACTATAGCGAGGCCGGCACTGACAAGCGCAAGAGACACGTCGAGCGGATCGACGCGATGTCGGATGCCATCGTCGAGATCGAGCGGCTGCGGGCGGCGCTCAAGCCTCTGGCTGAGATCGCCCTCTGGCGCGACACCTACCCCGACGCCAAGTTCAATTCCATGCCGTCTCACATGGACGGTTATCTGTCCATTGAAGACATTTTGAAGGCGCGCGAAGCCCTCGGATATGAGCAGGCTGCGCCGGCCAAGGATCGGGGATAGCCATGCCAAAAAAGGTTCTGGCGTTGATCGGAAGCTGCAAGGAATGCCCGAACCGAAGCTATTACTCGGGCGGCGTTCACGAATGCACTAAGGCCCGCACCATGCTTGCGCGCGACCAGGAGGAAACGATCCCGGAATGGTGCCCGCTGACCGACTACCCTTCCGACGCCATCGAGGCAATTCGCCGCGAGCGCGACGACTATAAAAGGGCGTGGGAAGGCCAAGCGCGCGTGAAGGCTTGATGTCAAAAAGGGAGATATGCGATGGCGCACTACGTATGCCAGCGAGGCCACCAATGGGTGACTTCGGATGATGCCCCCGATTTTAGTGGCTGCCCCCAGTGCGCCTATGAAGGCCAAGAGGTCCGCCGAAAGGCGGCGATCGAAGCTGAGGTTATCAAGTCTGCGGTTAAAGAGGCGATTGCAGAGATGATCCCAGAGATTGTTGCAGCCCTTCGTAAATAAGCGATTGGTTCGCGCGAAACATTGCGACTGTCCCTCGGTGCACTGAACGTCGTCATGGCGCAGGACTATTACAACAACTACGGCGCCGCTGCGGCAGAGATCGACCGCGTGCTGAATCCAGGGATCGGCAACCCAATCAAGAGGAACGCACCGTGAAAGCGGTGCAACGAGTTGCCGAAAATGGGCAAAGTTTTGCACCTGAAATCGAACGTAAGAAGAACTCGCAGTAACGAGAGGTTCCCGAAAATGACTGACATCGTAGAGCGATTGAAATTCGACGCCATCAGATGCGAATTGCAATTTTCAAAAGGCGTCGCCGGGAACATTACTGAGGCTGCCGCTGAGATTGAGCGGCTTCGTCTCGAAAACGAGAGCCTACGAGCGGCAGGAGAGACAGGCACGAACCCCTTCGCAACGGTCTGGTGCAGAAATACCGACGCCGATGAGCGGGACGAGCGACCGATGCGGCGATGGCAGCTTTGGTGGCTCCGCTGGTTTGGGAGTGGCTATGCGCGATGCTGGCGCGAACGAGGGCGATAGCGCGATGGACAAGGCAATCAGGGGCCGGCTCCCGAAGGCGAATTTGATCAGCGTTAGATGGTCGCGATGTCGGCCATACTTTGCAAAATTCCGTCTGGCCAACGCTGTTCAGTTTCAGGTCTGGCGTCTGACGATCATTATTCGGGCGCCGTGGCTTGAACGATCAGCGCGGGCCCACCACCCGCATCTATTCCGTTAACCAGCGGTCAGCCCCAGGAGAAACAGATGCCTTGGTGCATTCATTCGTTACGACGCATCTACAGCCCCCACGTCCACGCCCAGGTCGAGGGCACGAAGTACGCCTTTGCAGTCGCCGAGCCATACACCGCCGGCCGCCTCAAAGCAGCGTGGTGGGTGCTGACCGGAAAAGCTTTCGCGTTTGAGTGGCCGAAGCCCGGCGACCTAGAGGCTGCTGTAGGCGCGCCCCTTTGGGATCGCGCGGCAAAGAAGCCCACTGGTACGCAGGCGCGCTGAATTTCAGTTAGCCATAGGAGACTGACGCAATATTCGGGCGATCGGTAACGGTGGATGGGAAGAACTATTTCGTTCTGTGCAGCCCCGACACGCCTATATCGCAGGTGCTTACACGCGCCGCCGATATGGCGTTCCGGGAGGAAGCTTCGCACATTCAAGAAAACCGACGCCTTCTTTTGGCGCGGTGACGTGTCGATAACGAGCAGGAGCGAGCAATTTCCTAAGTAACGCGCCTCTGCATACTAACATCGGCAATGTTAGTATCGTTAATCCAGTGCTAGCTACTCTTTGACGCCGTAGTCTCGCTCAAGGATGAGCTGGCAGAAGTGAATCGCCTTGCGGATGTCCTCCGCGCCGTTCTTGAACCTGTGCCGCGTCAGATATTTTATTGCGCATCCTTCCGAAAACCGTAGGCCGTTTTCCTCGATATAATCGACCGGCTGTATTTTCAGTGTGCGGTAATGTTCTCCTGCGATTTGCTTGTCCTTGGCGCTCATGCGGCCACCTGTTCGGCAGTCTCAGCGCGACGAACGGACACAGCAATGCTCTCCATGAGCCTAAGCGCGTCTTCCTTCGATATGTCCCAACTGACCGCCTTCCCGCTCACGGTGCCCTGTAGAAAGTAGCCAGCGCCGCCAAAGTAAACTTTCGGGAATGCGATTTGGAACATCATGCGCACGGCTCCTGTACTTCGTGTTCGATCAGCTTCACTTGCGACTCGCCGACTGTGATTTCTACAATTTCATTCGCATCCGTACATATGAGGATGCGAGGCAAACCGCTATAGTGGTCTTTCTGGACGTGTAGGGTTTTGGCGCGGAATTTGTATTCCGTCATTTGCCGGCCATCGCCTTGACTAGATCAATCATCAGTTCGGCGTTGTCGCGGAATACACCAGCCCACCCCATCGCCTCGGCTCTCACAATCCGCTCCTCGCCATCCTTGGCGCTGATCGACTGCATGTCCCAGATGGCGTGTTTGATTTCATGCAAGAGCGTCTCGGCCCATTGTCGCCGATTGGCGAATGCTGGCCTTAGCTTGATCTTGTGTTCTTCGCTGATATAGACGCCATAGTTATTCTTGGCGTCCGTGTCGTCCATCTGGCAGATTTCGATATCGTGCGGGCCGACGCGGACAAAGCCGAACGGGGTTTTCATTTGATCGTCGCACCTGAGAACCAGTGGCCGCAGCCCTGACATTGTAGGCGTTGCGTCTTGCGTGTCTTGGCGACGTTGAAGCCGCGCGCTTGGATTTTCTGGGATTGGCAGACGGGACAGCCGGGCTTGTCAGTATATGCCGTTAAATTCGGGTGCGTAGCGTGCCACGGGGCTATGCGGTTATAGACCGCCTCCAGCAGCCGAACGTCCTGCGCATTGTACTTGCGCATATTCGACCATGCTTTAGCGTCGCCCGACATGCAGCCTACCCAGAGGTCTTTGCCCGTGTTCGGAAGCTTCCGCCCCAGCCCCAGATAGCGCCCGATGTTGTCGAGCTTGTTGCTGTCGAACTTGAAATGCCGCCGTGCTATCTTCAGTGTGTCAATGGACTTGACCGGCGGGAGTGGCGGCAGGCTGTGAACGATAAAGCGGGAGTTGGATTTTTTGATATCGAAGGAATCGCCGTTGTGGGAGACGACGATATCGGCTTCGGCCATATCCTTGTGGAGTTCGGTCACAAGCGCCTTGTCGCAAGTCCGCTTCTGATCGTACCCCGGATAGTCGTTGAGTGACCGCGTTTTGATTTTCTGATGGTCGCCCCACTTCAGGGAGTAGCAGAGCATGAAGGTGGGCTCGATCACATGGACCGCATTCGCTTCGAACATTTCCCAGACTAGAGCATTGATCGGCGCGGTCTCGATGTCGAAGAACGCTATACTTGGCGCGCGAGGAGTTGGCATATTCCTCCGTTTGCTGGAACGACAATAGAAAAATTCGTGGGGCTCGGAACCATGCCGCCGAGATAGGTAACGGACACGCCGACCACGATGCCGATGACGCGGCCTCTTTCGTCAATGACAGGCCCGCCGGATGAACCGGGCGCAATGCCAAGATCGGCAATGAACGCCACTTTCCAGCGGAACAGATCCCGCACGGGACCGGACACGCGGCCCCACGAATGCACAAACTCAAGCTTTCCGGGATTGCCGATGGCTTCGATATGCTGGCCGATGGACGGGGTGTCGCTGCAATTCAGGCGCGATACGGAAATTCCGTGATCCTCGCGCATTCGCAGCAACGCTACGTCGTGCGGCCCGTTCGTCCAGAGAACATCCGCCGGGTATTCCTCGCCCTTCGACGTGGATAACAGGACCTCGGATTCCGACCCGACCACATGCGCGGCCGTGATAACGAACCGATTGCCGATTGCCACACCTGAGCCGTGGCCCTTGCCAACTTTGACAAGCACCGTTGACTTAGCGAGCGCAATTCGCTTCTGACCACTCTGGACCACAAGTAGAAATGCGATGATGGCAGATGCAACGGCGCATAGAAGGATGCAGCCTAAGCGCGCCATCACCTCGGGAATCCGTTCAGGAATGGGAAGAACTTCATTATGAAAGTGGCCGCCACGCCACCTACCGCACCGATACCGGCGACCATCATGCGGCCAGCCCGAAGCGCGCCCTCTTGCTGCTTTGATTTCTCGTAGAGCTTGTCTACGATTTCTTTCAGGTCGTTGACCGTATTGCTGAGGTTGCGGACATCGGCGCGCGTCTCGATAACAATGTCGCGGGTAGCGTCGTTCATTGCTGACGGCAGGCGCGAACCCTGTCCCTCAACACCTGATAATCGCCGATCATCTGCTTAATCGCGCTTCCCGCCGGTAAACGTTGGTATTCGGCAAGCGCCCGATTTAGTGTCGCCTGATCGTAAGACCTGATCGTCGGGCAGATCACTTTGACGACCGTAGAGGAATGTCCCGCCTGACATGCGCCGAGCGATATCGTCGTCAGAAGGATTATCGGCAACCTCAGCCATGCGCTTTTCCGCATCGGCGGCTTCCTTGTTCACTTGTGCGGAAATTTCGGCGCGTCCCTCCTGCTTGTGCTTTTCGGCGTCTATCCAATCGAACAGACGCCGAAGAATGCCAAGCAGGTTAACGATGGCGCTCCAGACGCTCACTTAACGTCCGGCACCTTGACGCCGAGGACGGCGAACACCTTCTGGAGAAACGCGACAATCCGATTGTCGGAATCGGTCGGGGTGAGCTTTGCAAGGCGGTCGAAAAACAGAATGAACGCGGCAGCAACGCCAAGGATTGCTTCCCAATTGGCGCCAGAGAACCAGCCGATGATGGAGGTCATTTCCTCAGTTCCTTGATTTCTTCGATGATCTTACGGAGCAGTTTTGGATCGGACGGCTGCCCCGTATGGCCGTCTAAAGTCTGCACGTTGACGATTTTCTGCTTGTGCCCCGGCAATGCCTTTGGGCGGAATTTCGGGACCAGCGCGAAAGCCATGTCCTGAAAATCCAGAAGCTTTTCGCAATTGCGTCCGATATAGCTGCACGCCTGCCCGGCCGCGTCGTAGCAAACGACAAGATCGACATGGACGGAATCGGTCACATAGGTCGCGGCGCTCGCGCCCATCGAATGACCGATGACGACGACTTTCGAGCCGGGCTTCAGCGATTTGATACGGGCGACAATGGTGCGCCACTCGGTAAAGCCGCGCGTCGGATCGACCTGCACGCCGTCTAGCTTGCGAAGGGACGCCGCTACATAATCCTCGATAGCGGACGACCAAATTCTCCCGCCAAGCCCGTACATCGGGAATACATAAATCATCGAATGCCCCAGTAGAAATCGAGCGCCAAAAGAAAAAGGCCCGCCGAAGCGAGCCCTTGGAGAAGAATGTCAGTCACGTCAGAGCGTCTTGGATCGCTGCCGGACGCGGGTGACCCGGTTCGTCCAGCCCTTTAGATATTTCTTTGCTGTCGGTAGAGTTGCGAGATACGCGAGCCGCGCATCGCAGAGCGCATCAATGGTCGGATGCTGGTCTGCGTATTCGTTCGCCCGCGCAATGCCGCTGTTGATGGCAAAATCAAACGTGGCGTAGCGCAGCCCGACAGGATTATCGACCGCGACAACGTTCCAGAATTTCTCCCGATAGAACTTGCGCGCCTCGTCCTTGGTTAGCGCCTTCATTTCGTCTACCGAGACGGGACGCTTGAGGTATTCGGAATAGGCGGTATGCGAGACGCCCCAGGTCGAGATGCCGCCGGGCTCGTCAGCGGAAATTGTTACGCCGCCCTCATCCTCGAAAACCCATTCCATCACCTTGTCGAAAGGATCGACCGGCGTAGATTTCTTTTCCTTCAGTTTGGCGAGCGTGTAGGGACCGGCGATGCCGTCAACGACGAGCTTTGCATCCTTCTGGAATGCGCGGACGGCTTTCTCGGTAAACGGGCCGTAATCCCCGTCTGCCGTGATGCCGAGTAGCGTTTGTAGCTCCTTGACCGCAGCGCCCTTGCTGCCGGGCTTGAGAGTGGCGGGCTTTGCGGGAGACAGTATTTCAACAACGGCGGCAACCGTGCGCTCAACCAGCCCGGCCTTGCCGAGGCCGATGTCCCAATCGCTCGTATCGTCGTAAAGCTTCGGACTAGAAACGACGCTGATATGAACGTGATGATCGTGCCGGTTTTGGCCCGTGTACTTGCGCCAAGATTGACCCGGATTGGCGATGCGACCATTCGAAATGATGTAATAGATGCGCTTGTCGGCGGTCTTGCGCAGGTGTTCGGCGAACACGTAGCTATCGAACCCACCATTCGGGTCGTGCGTGATGTCGATCGCGCGGACAACACCGTTCGCATCCGGGTTGTGTTCTGACTTGCGCGCCTGGTGCGACAAATCGCCTACCGAACCATCGGAGGATTTCGACCGCCCCGGTACCGCCGCGTTGACCTGAGAGCGCAGCTTTTCCAAGGCTTTAGCTAGACGCCAAGACATCCAATTCACCTATAAATGCCAAAAACCATATGTGAATTATGGTTGAGTTGTTTGCGCCAAACCCTTGATGGTTGATTCAGCCCGTGGTTGAATCGCCCCCCGCTGGGGGCTGGGCGTGTTTTTCAGACGGTTCGATTTTTTTGACCGCTTCGGGGTGGACGAACAGTTTTGCGTCGCCCGAAAAGACGCAAACATTTGGTGGGAGGGCCCGGTCAAAAACGGCGGGGCCTACCTGTTTTATGACAAGGATACTGGCCGGGTAGAGGCCGTGGCGATTGACCCGCCCTATTCCGCCGATTCAATAAAGGCCGCCGCGAAGGCCCTCCGCGTTCCGGTTTGGTGGATGAAGCGGAAGGTTGATCAATTGGCTTTCTAGCTATTGAGTGGCGAAAACCACGTCTGCCCGCTCTTGAGTAAGTAGCCTCAGCGCGACTAGCCCAGCCTTCGCAGCCTGTGCAGTAGCGCCAGTTACATCAATCTCACCGAGCAGCCGGAACGTATCCAGCCAGCGTCGAACCTGGATATTCTCACTTGCTGTGATAGCCGTATATTCTTCGTCGGTAACTCGCGCCATGAATGATGCGCCGTCGAACACCGTGACCGGCGGCTTTTCAGAGTCGTCAATTTCCCACGGGTCGAGGCGATACCCGCTGAAACTCTCTCCCGGCTTTACTCCGCAAACCTGATCGCCACTTGGTAGCGTGATTGGATTCGGGATGCCGGCATATTTGCCCCACACCCCGCCCCACGATGTAACCGCCTCTCCGGTCTTTTCATCGATAAGCTTGTAGCCAGTCAGCATGTCACATCCCTAGCATTGGCATGTTTGAAAGACCGCCAGCCGCAGCTACCGGCGTATAAGTGATGACGATGATGCCGGCTTTCCCCGCGCCGCCATTACCGGCCTGCGTGGAATAGTTCGATGCACCGCCACCGCCAGCGCCACCGTATCCGCCACCATCTCCACCAGCACCAGCCGTCGCTGCCGTGGTGTTGAACGCGCCGCCGCCGCCGCCCGATCCCGGACCAGCCGAAGCCACCGATGGTGTGCTGCCATCCGATGCGTGGGTTGATGTCCAGACGCTATCCTGCGATCCAGCGCCGCCCTTCAAATTCGCCGCGGTCGTGTTTGCGCTCGTGGCACCCGCACCGCCGCCGCCGTTTGAACCCGCGCCGCCGGGAGAGCCCGCCGTGCCGCCGCCCGATGCGCTTCTGTTGTTGCCGCCTGCGCCGCCGGTAGACGATGAGTTTGCAGAACCGGCGGAACCATTGTTGGCACCGCCGCCACCGCCACCGCCCGCCGTGTTAATGCCCGTCGATGCGCCACCAGCGGTGCCAGCGCCGTTTGGCCCAGCCGCACCGCCGCCACCCGGCGAGGACGAGGCAGAGGCATTGCCACCACCGCCAGCGCCACCGCTGGACTTCGTGTCGCCGACACCAGATGCGCTTGCGCCAGCAGAGCCAGCCGTGCCCTGCCCCGATGTATAAGTGCTTTGCCCGGCACCGCCGCCAGTCCCGCCTTTAGCGAGCGCACCGTTTGTCGTGGATGCGGGAGCAGAGTTTGCAGCCTTGTTGAACCACGTATCACCGCCCGTTCCGCCCGCCGTGGGCGTTCCACTGCCTGTCCCCGCAGAACCGGCAGCGCCAACATTGATGTAGACGGTAGCCCCAGGACTTAGAGAGACCGAATTGGTGACAGAATATGCCCCGCCACCGCCTGATGCCCCGGCACCGCCGAGACCACCGGCAAGGTAACCGCCGCCGCCGCCGCCGCCTGCGCCAACGCACTCGACTTTCGCGCTCGTGCAATCAGACGGAACGGTCCACGTCGAACCGCTCGTAAGAAATAGAACCTTGTCCGTCATTGCAGCGCGTACCAGCTATAGGTGGCAACGCTGTTGATGCGGCGGATTGAGAGAATGTATTTGTTGTTGCCTGTCGTGGCGTAGGTCGAGCCGGTAGACGAGCCGACCGTGAAGCCGGAAAACGTAATAGACCCCGCAGTGGACGCGTGGTTGGTGATTAGAATATCAACCGCGCAGTCTGACGACGGTGCGGTGATCGTGCGCGCCGCGTCGTTGGTGGCGTACTGGTAATTCCCCTGCGACGGATCGACGGTGAAATTCGACGCCCAAGATTGCGAATATGGCGTTACCGAATATCCCTTTGTAATCGTCGCGGTGTTGCCGGTAGTAATGACCGTTGATGACGTGGAGGGAAACGTCATCGTCGTTGAGTCGGTGCCTGCCAGCGTCAGCGTGTTGCTGATCGAAAGCGTCTTGCCGTTCGTGACCGTCAGCGTTCCGGTCGATGTCGTTACCGTAAGGCCGTTATAGCTCGTCGCAGTAAGCGCGCCAGAAAACGCCAGCGTCGTGCCGGACTGGGTTGCGGTGAATGTGCCGTTGTTCCAGTTGATGACGCCGCCAGATGCAAGGAACAGGTCGCCCCATGACTGCGCGGCCTTACCAAGCGCCCCGCTGTCATTGGTCTGCGGATAGAGTGTGCCGGTCGTGTCATCGAGATTGATGACGGATTCCTGGATACCCTTCCCGCTGGAGCCGTCCGTCCTAACGACGCGATTATCGGCGGTATTGGCGGCTGCGGCCGTGACATCGCCGGACCCCAGCCCATCGGTACCCTTGTTGCCGGTTCGAGAAAACGTGACCGCTAGCCGGTGCGCATTCGTGAATAGCGTCGTCCCGAACGAGTGCGTAACCGTGACTTTGCGGTAGCCGGTGCCATCGACAACCGACGAGCCAGTGACATTGAACCCAATCTTGATCGACGGCGAGGCGACATCGGTAAAGGTCAGAAAGCCCTTGTGCGAGGCGTCCGTGCTGTCATCGAACGTATCGAGCCACGCCGTTACGGTGTTCCCGTCCGCGTCCTGGTTGTCGAAATAGATCGTGGTGATGCTGGCCGGGGTCGCATTGTTGAACCGCACAATGCCGTTTCCGGGGTCGCTGTCGGTCGTCGTGGTCGAGAACGTGTAACCAACAGCCGGGGCCGCACCGCGCGGAATGGTGAAATCGAAGACCGCCGCAGACGATGAGCCGGAATTGGCAACAGCCGCGCTGGAGCCTTCTGCTGCGGTCGTGGTCGTGCCAGCGGCAATGGTCGCGGCGGTTCCGGGTGTCCCCTTCAGATTGATGCCAGTGTCGGTCCAGACCGAGCTGACAAGCTGATAAACGTCGAGGTCGGTGCTGTCCGAGTCGATCCAGAGCGAGTTTGCTGGCTTGTCGGTAGCGGGGGCGCTGTTCTGTTCAAAGAGCAGCGAGCCATCGTCGCCGTCAACACCTGGAGCGCCGCGAACAAGCGACTTCAGCGCCAGAGCGGAAGCGCCGCCCGGCGGGGAAAACCTCAAAGGCATCTTTACCTCAGATTGTCGGTGATACCGGATCGTTCCAGACGGAAACCACGCCATGCGCTAGGTGCGTGTAGTTCCCGGAAGCGTCCTTCATGGTGAAGTCAGCGATGTAATCGCCGCACAGGCTGGAGATATCGACATCATCGAATTGCAGGACATCGACATCATCGCCAGCATCGTTCTGAACGGTCGCGACAACGAGGCCGCTGTCGGTCGTTGCGGACAGGCATGTTGCGGTATCGACGCGGCTACGGCGCAACGTGAACTCAAATTCGAGGTCGGTCAGGTCCATCGGAGACCCGGCCTCATAGATCGAAATCATCTCGCGCAAAGGAAGCGCATTCGACCATTCGCCGGAAACGCTCATCAATGCGCCGGACTGGCTTACGCCACGAGCGAAAGCCGTCATGCCTTGAGTTCCGTGACAGTGATGGATGACGCCATGACGCCGCCCATCAGCCGGGCGCTGCTACCGCCATTGAAAGTGATGGTGTTGGCGGTTGCGGGACCGGCCCGAACCTTAAAGGTCGTGGAAGACGTGGTTCCCGCCGTCATGTAGTGGGTGAACGCCACCGTGACCGCCGCCCCGGAAATAGCCGCACAGTCGATGGCCGCAGCAATGGCGCTAGCCGTGCTGTCCTGAAACAGCGCAACCGTGAAATTACTGGCCGAGCTGAGAGAACAAATGAATACCACCTCAATCTTGAGGACATTGGACGCATTGGTTGGCGTAATCGCCCGCGTCATAAACTCCCCGCCCTCGGTATTCTGAGGGGTCGTGTCGTCAAGCGGGATGGTCGTGGTAGTGGTTGAGACTGCGCCGGTTTTAGTATAGGCGCGCTGAATCGTGGAACCTGAATAGATGCCGGAAAGAAGCGTCGCTGCGAAGTTCTGGCTGGTGATGAACTGTTCCCACGTCGAGCCGTTATAGCCCTCGTATTGGGGCACGGTCGTATTGCGGCGAATGTCACCGTCAACCGGAGTTCCGGGCCGCTGTGCAGTCGAACCCGTCGCGATGTGGGTCTTCTCGGTCGAGGCAAGAGACCCGGAGATGCTTGCGACTTCCGCAGAGACTTCGGCGAGTTCTGCCGCCGACGCGCCACCTAGAGCGGATAGGGCCGCTCCCGCCGTCGTTGCGCCCGTGCCGCCATTGACGATGGCAAGAGCGCCGGAGCCAACAGGAATGCCGGGGTCGATATTGTCGCGAGTATAAAGCGTGCTACCCGCAGAGTTCTTGACAACGACCTTGTAGGCGGTCGGGGAAATGTATACCATTCCCTGTGTATGACGGCCGTATCCGTCCAACGGGATTGGGTTCGTTGCGCCAGAGCTTAGACCGGTGTCCGTGTAACAGGCTCGCGGCGTCGTCGAATTGGCGTCATATACCGTAACGGTTCCGCCAGAGACCGGATTACCGTTGGCGTCGCAAATCTGCTGGAATGATGTAAAGACTGCTACTGCCATTTATTGCGGCCCTAAAGAAAAGGCCGCCCACGAGGGACGGCCTTGCTGATAGTTTTCCTGGTAGCGACGATGCTGCTAGCGCCGTGGCCCGTTAACGTCTGGATTGTCCTCGGCGCGGCCGCCTACTGCCGCCTGAACTGGAATGAAGCCTTTGGGGCTTTCCGCAGCCCCCACGCTGGCAATCTTCCTGTCCGCGACGCGCAAATTGTCGAGCATGACGCGCGATTTGGCGATGAGTTGGATGCCGCGCTTAAGAAGCTCCGGGTCTTGTGAGACAAGAAGCTCGGCAACCTTGCGGGCAACGTTTTGATCAACCCTTTTGCCGCCATAAGCGAGAGCGGCGGCAACCGCCCCGATAGTCATTGTCTGCGGGTCTTGATTGATAGTCCCGTAGCTGCCAAGCGTGCCGCCGCCAGCAAGGCCCAGGTTATAAAGCTGCCGCGCTGTGGATGAGTTGCCCTGCACCGCGTTGCGCGCAAGGTCCAAAATTCCCTCAACCCTAAGTTTTGCTTCAAGCTCTGCGGCCTTCTGCGGCCCGAGCGCAATATTAAGTTTCTCGCGAGCCGCGACGTTATCGGCAATCTTGTTTAGGACTGTTCTACGGTCGGAAATCTTCTCTAGTGTCTCTATGTAGCGCGACACAAACCCATCTTGAAAAAGATTGCGCTCCGCTGGAGACATCTTCGAAAGGGCGCGCATAGTTTCGGCGCGGCCGAAGTTTTGCGTTACAAAATTTTCCCCGGCCTCCAATGCATTCTCGGCACCAAAGAAACCGGCGGCACCCTGCCGCGCTTCCTTATATCCCTTCGCCACGCCATCAAGGTGATCGACTAGGGCATTCTTTGCGCTGATAAGGCCGCCAAGATCAGCCTTGGCCTTGCTGTCTAGTTCATCGATACCGCCGCCACCACGCTGCATCTTGTTGATGCGGGCGTCCAATGCCTTCTTTACATAGTCCCAATACCGCAGGCTCGTCTTTGCAGGCTCTGCTACATCATCGGCGATGTGGTAGCCGTCACCAGAGAGAATGGTCCGCACATGCGGGACGTTTTCCAATTTCTCGCCGCGATTCCTAGCCAGAGAAACCGCGTCCTTCATGGCTTGGGCGACTACTGGGCGGTCGGTAATCTCGGATGGCACCGACACGACGGGGTGCTGTGCCATCACGCGAGTGTAGTTTGCATTATTCACCCGCTGCGCAACATTTTCGATAGCCTGTCTTTGCGCATCTGCGTTCGGGTAATTGAACCCCTCACGAAACCATTGGATGAACCTGTTAGTTTGGTTTTCAAACCTGTTGTTGATAGTCTGATTAAGCGCCGCCGCCCCCTCGGGGGAAGTGTTGCGAGCCGACCGCGCGAGTTCCCGAGTGGTCTCGCCGCCCAGGTCCATAATGGTGGACGGGCCACCCGCCTGAATGTCTGCGCCGACCTCACGAGCAGTCAGCCTTGAAGCCGCGCTGGGGTCGGCCTCTATGTCACGCGCAATAGCAGTTGCGACTCTCCGCGCCGCTTGCCCCTCCGGGTTAACAGCACCCTTGATGGCCGTAACGATAGGCCCGGCGATATGGCGCGCGCCCTGAATTGCCCCCTCAACCAACGGAGGAGCGACGCCACCGATAGCGCCACCAAGCGCGGCGCCGGTAGTCGCACGCCCCGTCCGGTCAATAAATCCTTCGCCCTCACCCGCGCCGGACAGCCCGCCCATGCCAGCGCCGACCGCTGCACCTACGCCCATACGAGCGGGAAGCGTTGCAGCATTCATCACGCCGCCGACAGGAAGCGCAACGGCACCGGCCACGTTACCGGCTACGGTCGCGTAAGGATGCTGTTCCTGCGAAAGCTTGTTCGCGTAACGATCCGCTTCGACCGCCTGATTATATGCGTCACTCGCCTCATTGCCGCCGGTCAGGGCTTCATACCCAAGCCTTGCCGCCCCCACAGTCGGTGCAACCATATTCACAAGGGGAAAGCCGGACGCGATGTTGCGCACGGTTTCCGGGATGCCTGATGCGGCTTTCAGCCCGGCGATTTCGTCGCCGAAGTTAAACGTAGCGCCCTGCTGGACACCGCGCGCTAGAGCCTCTCCAGTGCCGACCTGCCGTTGCGGCGGCCCCTGCATGGCGGGTTGCGAGTCGAATTGATCGAAGAAATTTTCAGACGACGCGGCCGGGCTATACGGCTTGACCGATACCGACCCGCGCGACTGAGAACTAAACTCAGTCGGGCCGTCGAACTGGTCGAAGAAATTAGCCATTACTGTCCAAGCACCTTTGCAGATGCGCCAGCGCCATACTTCGCGTCGAACTGTTCGCGAAGTGCCGGATTTTGCTGAAGCGCAGCAACGGCGGCCTGCGGCGCAGACACGGCTGCCTGCGTAGCACCCGCTACCGGGCGTTCCACAATGTTGCCTTGTGCATCAAACGATGCATTCGGACGATAGCCCTTGCCAGCGCCCGCGCCGATGCCGCGAATGGCCTCGATGCGGTTCTGTTGTTTCTGTGCAAGAACCTCTTTGGAGTCGCCGGGGCGCGGGAAATATTGCTTCGCCGCGTTGTCGAACTCGGATGGGGAAATCACAGCACCGGACTCGCGACGTAGCGTGGCATTGATAAAGTCGCGCTGCGCTTGGTCGTATTTCTGGTACTGATCACTTACCATGTAATTGCCAGCACCGGGGATAGCTCCCATGCCGCGCTGGAACGGGCTAAGACCAGCATCAATTACTTTCTGATCACGGAAAGTGCGCTCGGCGTTCAACATTCGGTTCGCATACAGCGCGTCTTTCGACTGCGCTTCGTTCATCTGCCCGCCGGTCAAGAACGGGTTATTAGGCTCCGAGTTCTGCCCCGGCACGTTGATACGCTGCGGAACGCCGCTGCGGTCAATGCGAACCAAGATTTCGTTGCCGTTGTCGTCCTTGATCGTCTTTATCTCGGCGCGGTTCGCGACTTCCTTCTGGTGCTCGAATTGTGCGCGAGCCAGTGCTTGACTTGCCGCCGCGTTGGCCGCAGTCGCGTTGATCTGCTTCTCCTGAAGGCCAAAGCCCTTGGTAGTGTTCTCCTGCGCCCGCGCAGCTTCCGACTCGCGGAACATGAAGTCGCGTTCGTTGTTCTTGAGCCCCGCGAAACCCATCAGCGCCTGAAGGCTTCCGCCCTCGGCCGCCGCAGCCTGCGCGCCCGCAATATCGCCCTTGGCGAACATTTCGCCCGCTCGCTGAATGGCTGCCTGCTGCAAACGCTTTTGGCCGGCATCGTATCCCATCATCAGGGATTGTAGCGGCGACGAAGCGTTGGCGGGTTCGATAAAATAGGGATTCCTGTTCGCCATCAGCGCGCCCAGTTATTCCAAGGGTTTGTAAAGAGAGTTTGCGTCGGCGCCGTTGGCTTTGCTGCCGTTGTGGGCATCTTAAAGCCGCCCATTGCGGTACCGGCGAGATAGCCCCCCAAGTTCATCAAGTTCGTCAAGGCGCCCTGCTTCGCGGTCTCACCCGCAACTTGTCCCTGCCCGATGACAGGAGCCGCCGCCGTCTCACCCTGAAACGCGCTCTGCCGCGTCGCGAGCTGGCCCTGTAGGCCCTGACCTTCGGTTGCGACACCCTGCGCCGTTGCCTGCTGGCCCATATTGGTCAGCCCGGTCAGGCGGTCGAGATACGATCCCGACTTCTGGTCCTCGTAGTCCTGCCCATAGCGCGTGAGCTGCTTCAACGCCTTGCCGGATTGAAGCATGTTGCCGGCGTTCAGTGCTCCCGTAAGCGCGCCCCTGCCGGTCTCAAGCGCGGCCTGATAGCCGGGAAGCGCACGATAGGAATCCGTGAATGCCTGCTGGTCGCCAGCGCCGCCAAGACCAAGCCCGCCCATCAATCGCTGAAGCGCGGCCTTGCCAGCGTCGCCGTACTGGCTGAATTGCTTGGCAAGTTCACTGAACGAATTGGCGTATTGATCGCCGTATCCCTTCAGGTCGGACGACGCCGACATAAGCTTGCCGTATGTATCCTGTGCGGCACGATTGGACGCGTCGGCGGAAGACCGGCCGAGAAGATCGTCAAAGATGGACATTCATTAAACCCCAAAAGCCGAAACGGCGAAGCCGAAGGGCGGCGCCGTTGACCCTGTTGCAGTCACGGTTACCGCCGCCCCGGTGCCAACAACACTGCCGACTGTTAAACGAGAGAGAATCCCGGACGACGACCACGTTACGGTCGCGTCCTCGGTCAGCCCCGATAGCGACATGGTTGGCGTAGAACCGCCCTGTGATGTGTACCCGCCGCCGATGGCGAACCCTGCGGCCGGAACTGTGATCGACCCGCCGTTCGTAGAAAGATTGGACGTGTTGAGTGACGCAATCGGATAGATCGAATAGATGTGCAGCCCGCACCCCGCAGACGTGCCGTCGGCGGTAATCGCTACCGTTCCTGTCGTCCCGGTCGGGACGGCCGCCCCCCAAATCGAGGCCCGGCGAATATCGGAGTTTCCCGCGAGCTTCGATGCCGTCACGCCGCCGATTGTGCAGGCAGACGCATCGCGGTTGTTGCTCGGAAGGGCCAGGATCGCGATGATGTAGCGATCAGAATACGCCGTTCCGAAGTTTCGGCTTGCGAACGAAAACGAAGTAGTTAGCGATGCGTCGGTTGCTGAGTCTGTCAGTGCATATTCCAGAAGCGCGCCGGCCGCCGGTATCAGAAACGTCACTGCCGCGCCTGAATGCTGTAATCGGCCCCAAGCGCACCATAGAAAAACATCATTACCCCGAACTTGTGTCCGTTCGTGGTGGTGATCGAAACGCTTGGGTATTTCTTGGTCCAGCCGGAAAACGAGCCGTTCGCCGATGCGCCGTTGGTAATGTGCAGCAGGCACGAGCCGACGTGACTTGCCGATGGCTCGATCGCCACCGCCCCAGTAAGCGCCACCTTCTGGAAATATCCGTCCAGAGGGTCAATCGTCAGCGTCCCGGTCGATAGCGTGCCATGATCGACCCAATTATGGTTCAACCCCTCGTCGGCATCCCCGCCTTGAAGGAACGGGTTCAGGCCGCCAACCGTCACCGTATCGACCGTCAGCGTCGTTACCGTCAGGTCATCGAAGCTTTTCTTCCGCGCGAGATCGTCCAGAAAGCTCCGAACCTCCGAAGACATGTTCGGGTCGCGCGGGACTTTGCTAGTCATCGCTTCAGCGGCCGAATCTCTACGTCTGTGGACACCAGCGCCCTGACCACGGGGTCAGAGATGCTGATTTCAAACACGATGCCCTTGGGTCCGAATGCACCAAGCCTGCGGGCTGTAACCCGCGTGGCGTATTTCCCGGTAACTCCAAGCTCTAGTTCGCGGTACTGACCGAAGGTGTTTCCACCGTCTTTCGAGACCCGAAGCATGACCTTCGGATTGGAGCCCTGCCCCGACAACGTGCCGTAGCCGGTCGCAAGGTCCATATGAAATGCATCAACAATCCCGCCATTCGGGAATGTATGCATCGGCGGGGAAACCACCTTCCAGATGATCGGATCGCCGAACTCGGTATAGGTGTTGCTGTCGAGATAGCCGAGCTTCCCGGACAGCGCGTCGCCCACGATGATCTTGCCCCAAGCCGGGACAGCCCATCGCACGCGCCAGTCATTGCGGCCGTAGCTCTGCCGTGAATGCCAGATCTTCGTGTTGGCGTCATAGCAGCGTGTCCAATCCGTTCCGGTGAGGGAAGCGAAGGCATGGCCGCCGCGAGACCAGCCGAACCCAAGGATGGAAGACTGATTGTCGTCCTCCTGGATCAGCCGCTCGACGTGGTGATTGCTGATCCTGACCGGATCGTAGTTGTTGAAGGCGTAGACAATCCCGTCGTTACCGGGGAACATCAGCGTGTTGTCACAATTGACAACCGCGTGAGGGGCCATCAGGCCGACGGGCCGAAACGCAATCGGGGCGAACGGAAAATCAGGGTCGGTTACGTTGCGCCAGAACTCAGACCACGTAGAGCAGAAGATAACCAACTCACCGGCGTTCTCGACCGCCCGAACCGCCTTACCGGCGCGTTGTTCCGCCGTTGCGAAGTCCAGCGCGTTGATGGTGCCCGCGTCCTCCAATGAGGACAGCGTGAACTTGCGGTTATCCTCCAGATAGACGCTGTACCCGCTGGCATAGGTCGCTGAAATCACATCATCCGGCAGATCGTCATCGGTGATGAACGCCGCAGAGTCGGACGATACAATCTGAACCCCGGCATTGTGCCGGACCACCAATTGCGGGTCGGCCTTCTGGTTGCGGGACGTCTGGACAATATCGTTACCGGGAATGGTGCCGATGCGAATGCCGCTGGCGTCCGACTCGTATTTTGTCACGCTCGACGGCGTGAAGCCGTACAGCTTGTCCAGGCCCTCCATGAAATGAAGACCACGACACGGACCACTTACCGCAACGTCTGCGAACTCTACAACACCGTCACACGGCAGAACCGACAGCGGGCCTTTTGCATCCTGCCCACGCTGTTCCGCGTATGCGTTTACAAGCTGCGTCGTTCCTTCAAAGCTGAACCTTCCCGGATTGGATTGGAAGGCGACGCTAACGGCGACCATTAGAAATATTCGGCCTCAGCCACCCGGCCCGTCGCGGGCGTGCCGGATAGAATGCGCAACGAATACTTGGCCGCCTGTACTTCGTCGGCATTCGGCGGAGGCCCACCAAACCCCTGACGGATATACATCGCCATATAATCAGCACCTGGGTCGAACCACTCATCGGGAACGAGGTCCTGCGATCCGTTCCACATGCCGATGCCCTCCACCGCCAGATAGGAAATGCGCGAACTGATGATGCTCTGCGCCTCGCTCAACTGAGCGGCGGTCGGGGTCTCATCCTCTCCAACGATGGATGATTTTCGCAGGGCGTGCGTCACCCAGTCTGTGAGCGTGTAGGCCATGCGCCATTGAACCTGTCATAGAAGCTGTAGTTGTAAACCAACTGGCCAACATGGCCGCACTGATTGGAAAGGCCGTGGTCGATCCAGACTTTTTCTCCCGCTCCGGTAAGCTTGCGGCAGAAATACATATCCTCGCCGGAATAAAACCCGCCCTCGTCGTTCCAACGAACTTCGAAGTGCGGCTTCGGCACCTTGCGAACCGCGTCAAGATCAAGGAGAAACATCGCAAGACCAACGGTTGAGACTTCCTCGACCCCCGTCTTGCCCTTCGACTCGACCCACTTACCGTCAATGCCCTTGGCCGTATAGAAAAGCTCGTCAGGGTTCTTGCGCAGCGAATTGACGCCAATGCATCGTTTCTTGTGCGCCGCCAATGCGTGCGCGAGATACGGCGGGAAAACCATATCGTCGTCCAGCCACAGCATGTGCGAGAAATGCTGCGACATGCATTCATCAAGCATCGCCTGACGCGCCACTGGCAACAGGGATTGGTTCTTTGCCGCCTTCAACTCAAAGCGTTCCGCAATCGGGTTGTTGCAGAAATGAGAAACTAGAGAAGCAAGACACGCGCTGAAGTCCGGGACATGATCGCGGTTGGATATGACGCAGACCGCAAGCGATTTCATCCGCCCTCATAAGAAAAGGGCGGGCAGCCGTAGCCACCCGCCCGGTTATTTAGTCGTCGCCAAGCCAGGCGAACATGATCGAAATCGTACCCCAGGCGTCAATGGTCGAGCTGGCGTCGATAGTCGCCGCCGTCCCGGACCAGTTGAGGTTGATGTCGATCGCCGTGCCGGTGCCGTTGATGGCGGTCGTCTTCGCACCATCCACAGCCGTTCCGGTACCCGTACCTGACGAGTTGGTCACGGCAACAGCCTGACCAATGTTCTCGTTCACGCCATCGCCAAGCGTGCCGTTTGCAGCCGCCGCAATGGCGGTCGTGCCGACACCGATTTCGAACACCGCGTCACCCGCAGCGGTCGTCAGTGCCGAGCCTTCGGCGAACTTGGTGTAGTCCTGACGGCAACCAAGGAACGAAATCGCCCCCTCGTTGAAGTCGAACAGCTTGAACGTACCGTAGGTACCGTTGGTCGTCGCATCCGTAACCGGGATGCGACAGCCATAGAGCGAGAAGTCCAGCCGATACACGCCATTGCTGGCGCGCTGCATCTCGCAATCGACCCTACCAACGGTAGGCTGATTGAGGGTGCCGAGTTCGGCCAGTTCAGGACGGGTCCTACGCGGAAGGAGAATAGCCATTGGCCCCTCCCTTACGCATCGGCCGCAGAGGAGAAGAAGCCGGTAACGACGCCCCACTGCTTCAGGTTGGTCGAAGACTTGAAGAAGTTCTTCGCCACGCCATAGCACATCTTCACGCCCGCGCCCTTGACAAACTGGTAGTCCGTCTGATCGCGGAAGGTCGGAGTCGGCATCTGCGCCCACGGCATCGAAAGCGCCGACTGGCCGCAGAGGAACACCGGAGCCACGCGCGAGGACGAGTCGCCGCCGGTCTTCAGGTTGCCCGTGATCGAGGAGGTCCAGACATCGTTCACGAAAGAGTCAATCTCCGGAACCTCGCGGATGATCACGCCGTCCCACTGAAGGTCACCATCCTGGAAGATGATGTTGTCTTCCGAGCGCGGACGGGCGTCCGTGTTGGAAGTCTTCAGGTCGGCCTTCAGGTCGCGGAACGAAGTCGTGCCAGCGAAGGCAACGAAATACTCATAGCCCGATTTCGTCTTGTAGGGACGAATGCGCGGGTCTGCGAGCTTCGCGATGCGCTTCATCAGCGATACCGAGGACGCGACGAACTTGTCGGCGGTCACGTCAACCTTACCGATGTCGGTAACGTGCGTTCCCGAGTAATTGCCGACAGCGTTGCCGTACAGGATGCGATCCGAGTTGGCCGCAGCCCACGCATTGAGCGGGGTGGCGGTCGCGTCGGAATAGAGCATACCATTCACGCGCTGGCCGGCGGAGCCACCGAGGCCGGACGGGGCCGACTCGGACGGGAGCGCCATGAACGCCTGAATGATTTCGTCGCGCTGAAGCTCTTTGCCCCAATCCGACAGGAGCGGCTTGGCCTCGCCGAAGATGTCGGCGGAGTCCTTCTGCTCCTCGGCGTCGTTGGTGGCGACGGCGTGACGCGCCCAATCCACCCAAACGCGCATACCGTAGTTGGAGATTGCCTCCTCCTGGTCGGTCAGCGTGCCGGTGGACTTCGCGGTACCGGTCAGCGAACGGACCAGCGGGATATTGATCTGCTCGCCACCCTTCTTCGGGTCGTATAGCGTGCGGATGATCGAGTTCGGAGCGTCGCCCATATAGGGCGAGAACAGATTTTCGCGAACATACTCCCTGATCAGTTCCTTGCGGTACTGAACAAGCTTGTTGTTCGACTGAATGGTCGAAAGCGACATAACGGATTGCCTTTCCGCGCCGCGACAACAAAAAACCCGCCAGAGGCGGGCTATCCTTTATCGGTTGTGTTGTCGGTTATCGGCGCAAAGCGGATTTCAGAAGCCCCGCCTCGCCCTCGTCCTCGCCGTCATCGCCCGGAGGGGCGGCGGCTGTGGCCTTGTTGAGGGACGGCGGGAGTTGTGTGACGGGAGGACGGCCGTTCTGCTGAACATTGCCGCGAATGCGCTCCAGCATCTTACCGGAGAACGCCTGATCTTTCAGGCGCTCCTCAAGCTGCTTTTCAAACCACGCATTCGGATCGGCTCCGACCTGAGATAGAACGCGCTCCTGGTCAAACAGCCTCGATGCTTCACCCCAAGGATGCTTGGAGCCCATCATCTTGGCTTCGAATGCCGGGTCTTGCGTCTTTCCGAGCGCCCATTTTCGAAGTTCGTCGAACCTCTCATCGCCCATCTTGTCGCGCATCAGAGTTTCGGAAAGCTCGAAACGAGCTTCCAACCTCGATTGCTGAAGATGGGAGCTTTGCTGGTCCTGAACGTATCGCGTATACCCGTCAGGGTCTTCAAATACGTTCGGTGCCGGCTTGGGCTCCGGTCTCGGTTGCTGCTGAATCTGACTGCGGCGAAGTTCCTCGAACTCGCGTTCAAGCCGCGCCGCTCTTTCCTCCGCCGCCCGTCTGGCGTCGGCCTCCTCCCGGAGCCTCCACGGCGGGATGCCGTGGTCCTTGTCCTGCGGCTTTTCCGGTTCAACCGGGTCCGCTACAGGCTCCTGCGGCTTTTCCTTCGCTGCAAAGCGTCCGCTTTCATCGCGGGGCTGCACAACTGGTTCGGAAGGTGTCTCCACTGCTTCGACGGGGGTGTCGGAGAGCGCAGATTCAAACATTTCCTGGTCGGTGTCGGCCATACTTCCCTTCGCGTATCGTGCTGATGACGTGTCTCACCCCTTATCGGCGGGCGCGCCGGTCGCGTGTCGTGCGACTTACGATGCCTTCTGGCTGAACTGCCGCGCGGATAGGGCGCGGTCTTCTTCAGCATTGCGGGCGCTGATAGCGCGATCCGCTTCAGTGTTCCGTTGTTCGATGGCCATCTTCATCGGAGCCATTGCCGCGTCCTGACGCCGGGCATCGGCTTCCGCCCGTTTCTTCTCGGTATCGGCCATCGTGTTGTTGATGTCGGCCACCGCCTGCGCATTCTGCAACTCTGGCGGCAACTGGTATTCCTGCGGCTGCATCGGCGCACCGATTTCAGGCTGTCCTGCCTGGTGCGCCTTTGCGATATTCAGCGCGGTCTTTGACCGCGTTTCGTCAACCTTTGCTTGCTCGCCAGCAATGACAATCTGCTGCTGCGGGCCAGGCTGCTGCGCCTGCTCGATCATGCCGAGCACTTTCTTTTTCGTGCGGCTATCGATACCAGGCGACAATTCAATCAGGACGGCGGGGGGCACCTGCGCGCCAGCCTGCGCGAGTGCAAGCAACGCGTCGTAGGTGTCAGCCGCCATGTTCACGCTGTCCGGACCCTCGTCGATGATGATATCAACGTCGAGTTGGCCAATGGCATTCGTGATGGTCGGTGCCCCGGTCATCGGGTCGGTACGCAGCCCATTGATCTGAATGAACTGCGCGACCCCCTCGTCATCGGTCACGCGAATCCATCGATCCGCCGACCAGTAACGCTGGACCGCGTTCCAGATTGCGCGGTAGACTCGGACCTTCCATCCACGGTACGCCGTGATGTACGGGCCAAGCTCGGCAATTCCGGCCTGCTGCAACAACTGAATGGCGCGGCCGGATTGCTTCTCAACACCCTGACCAAGAACGGCCGGGTTCGGGCCGAAGTTCTCAATCTCGGTCTTGGCTTCCGCCAGAAGCTTAGACCAGCCAGCAAAATCAAAGCTCTGGTCATCGGCCTTCACTTCGCCGCCGGGGTTGGCGATGATAACGCCGTCAGGACGAGCCCATTCCGAGCGGGCCCTCTCCACATCCTGAACCGCCGCATTCGTCATGATCAGACGGCGCGATGCGAGGATGTGGTTTAACTTCGATTCCTTGAAGTTGATCGAGTCCTGGGACGACTTCATGTTGCGAACGAAGCCGTATCGGTCGCCATCATGATCGACAGATGCCGAGTACATGATGTACTTGCATTCGGTCTCGCCCTTCTCATCAATGAGATAGGACGGGCCTTCCATCAGCACGGTAGCGCCGGTGAATATCGAATAGCACCACTTGCCGCCATGCTTGTACCAGCAATCAACGAGACGGATATTCTTCCGCGTCGAATCGAACCACTTGTTTTCCCGGTCCGGATTCGACGTAAATTCCGTTCCACTCGATACCGAAGCGTCAAGTTCGGTGGCCTTGTCGCTAAACATCTCCTTCGCAAGCTCAAGATCGATCCATTTCGAGACGCCCATATAGCGGGCATCCGAAAAATCGGCCCTGTAACTGCGCGGGTCGTAGAAGAACGAATCCGGCTCTACAATATCGAACTCGATATCGCGGTCATCCGGCTTGTCTTTCGCCGCCGCGATCAGATTAATCTCGATGCCGCCAATACCCTCGATTGCACCATCACGCGCAACCTCGGATGATTTTGGCGTCCACTCCTGCTGATCCAGAACATACCGGATGCAAGCGGTGGCAAGGTCAGCCCCCTCATCGTGCTGCGGCGTGCGAGGAAATGCTTTCGGGTCCTGCCGCATCCGTTCCAGGACGCCGACAACACCGTCGATCTTCCGCCCGATGCGATTCAGCGTCGTGACGGGCTGCTTGCGCTTCTTCAGGACCTTGATTTGTGCTTCGGTCCATTGCGCACTGTGGTAATAGCGGCGCGACTCCTTGGCCTCGTCGATCTCAGCGCGCTTGTTACCGAGATAGTCCTGATAGGCGCGCTTGAGCTTGTCGAGCCCCCAATATTCGGACGCTGTTGCCGACCCGCCGCCAATATTCTGGGCTGCCGTGGGCGTGCCGGTGCTATAGTCAGCGGTCACGCCACCATCCAGAGATTATCTTCATCGTCGTTTGCGCGCTCGCTGTATCCGCTTTGATCTTCTTTCGGGGCGGGCTTCTTTGGCGGCTCACCCGCAAGCATCTTGTCGAGCAACTGGCCGACCAGACCGAGCGCGTCCACTTGATCGTCGTGCTTTCCCGCAGGGAAGCTCAACAACTCGGAACGAAGCGCCGGAAACCAATTTGCGTTCTGATCGATGTAAAGGCCGCTCAATCCCATTCGCCCGCGAATGGATTGCGCTCTGACCGCCTTGTCGCCGCGCGTCGGGAATGGCTCGCGATAGACGAATGCCTTGCGTTCAACACACCGTTTATCGAGATGCGGCCCGATGCCTGATCTGATCTGGCCTTGTTCCTCGGCCCAACCAATCGGCTTCCATTTCAGAACCAGGTCGCAGAACGCCTCGACCCAGACATCGGACGAAGCCTGACGCCGCCACAGATCGAGGAGGTACATCCGCCCCTCGGGGTCAATTCCGACGACGACATGAACTGTGTAGTCGCCGCCATCTGCGGTTACGGCATAGTCAGAGCCGCCATAGACTCGCATGGTTGCGAGGTCCGGCAGCTTATCGACCGGCTTCAGCCATTCGGCCTTGAAGTAATCGCCGTCTTCGGGTGCGGGTCGCTGCTGGTAGAGCGCCGACCATGTTCTTGCCGGCGTATTCTTTTGCAGCTCCAGCACTTGCGCGCCGTAACCGTAGGAATCGTCCCATAGCGGTTGACCCACTGTACGTCCAAGCGGGTCGTTTTCTTCCGCTATGGCTGGAAGGCTGATGACCTCCCAATCACTGTGTTGCAGAGCGCGGCCGGCTAGGTCATCCTCGTGCCAGCGCGTTTGAATTATGATCTCAGCCGCCCCCGGTACAAGCCGGGTCCGAAAATCATTGATGTACCAGTCCCAGATACGATCACGAATGAGTTCCGAGTCCGCGTCCTGACGCGATCGGATCGGATCGTCGATAATCCCAAGCTTGGCTCGAAAGCCAGCAATGCCCGTGCCGACACCGGCAGCGTAATACTCAGCACCGCTAGTGAGCGCCCAGCGTCCCGCAGCCTGGCTATCAGGAGCAAGATCGAGCCCAAGAACAAGGCGATGCTCACTGATGAGATTGCGAACACGGCGGCCCCATTTCTCCGCTAGTTCGGTCGTGTGCGAAGCCGCCAGTACGTTGCAGCGTTCCAGATAAGCCATAAGCCACGGCGGAAATAAAACGCTGGCGTAAGTCGATTTGGCCGAACCCGGAGGCATGAAGATTGCCAACCGGCGAATGTCACCCCTCGCTACAGCCTCTAGCTTATCGATAACCAGTCTATGGTGCGGCGCAGGCTCAAACCCGCAGTATCGGCACCACTCAGTTAAGCTGGTGCGGATCGATCGGCGCGTCAGCAGTTCCTTCGCTGCTTCCGGCCGCGATATCTGCAAGCTCATCGTCGCTCAAATCTTTGGCGATCTGTTTGCGTACCGTCACTTCGGTTTCTTTCGGCAAGATCGAAGCGGCTACCCGTAAATAGGTTGACGGGTCTTCAGTCCTGACCTTCGACACCGCAGCAAGGCCGCCCTCCTCCCAGGTCTTCAGGAAGTCAGCCAGAAACGCCTCGGCAAACTTGTTACGCGATCCTTTGGGGCGGCCCGCAGGGTTGCCGCTCTTGCCTTTCTGGAACGGGACGCCGAGGCCGCGCTGTTTGTTCGGTGTATTATCAGCCATCAACAACTTCCCACCGGCTCACTCAGCGCACAGAACGCCCATAAATAGCATTCCCTCGCTTCTTTCTCGCTCATGCCGGACCCTGTAACATTTCGTGATAACTAGGCCTATTGACCCTATAGGGCATTTCGGCCTATATTAAACCTACCAACAAGGACAGCCGCTATGACCCTCCCCGCCGCATTCATTAAGTTCTGGACCGAAAACAAACACCTGAACTTCGGCCAAGCTGTTTCGGTCTGGAACTCGGCTGGTTTTTCGCCGAAAATTACCCAGGTCGCCGAGTAAATGACCCCAAGACAATATGGGGTGGCAATCGACCGCTTGGGGCTATCCCAGCGGGCCGCTGGTCAATTTTTGGGCGTTAACGAGCGGACAAGTCGAAAATGGGTGGCTGGCGAATCCCGCATTCCAAGGGCGGTTGGAATGCTCCTGCGCCTCATGATTCAGTTAAACCTATCGCCATCCGATATCCGGCCATGACCCCCCCCCCCCTCCAGCTAGCCATTGATGGGGAGAGATGGTGGTGAACATTACGAGGCGCCTGTTTGAATCGCGCCGGCCCGGAGATTGCCCCCATGGGGTCGGGCGGGTATTTATCGGCGCAATGCCGCGCGATAACTAGAAACTCTTTGCCAGATCAGCCAGGCCAGCCTTCACAGTGGCGGCCAACAGATCAGGGTCGCCTAACTCGTCGGGTTCGCCGTATACGCAAAAAGCGTTTACCGCGTGAACGACGCGCTTGCGCTTGCAGTACGGCTTGGAGAGGTCTTGCGCTTCCAGGATTGCAAGGCCGCGCAAATATTCCTTCTTGGCGATCTCGCATTCGTCGTCTGGCGCGTCTTCGTCGTAAATCGATTTGAGATATCGGATATACGTGCTTCGCCACTTCTCGGCGGCAAGCATTTCCGCTTGCGTAAATCGACCATGAGACGCTAGAGTGAAGTCACTCACACCCGGAGTGAAATTCATTGCCCCTCGCGCGCTTTGGTGATCTATAAGCTAATTATACCGCGCGCATCCCGGTAAAATGCCGGGATGGATTTGATACAATTTTCTATAGACCGAATTTTTTATAAAGCCGCTCCATAAAGCGCACACCAGATCGCAAGATACCCGCGTAGCTGTCGCCAGTGGCGAGCTGTAGCCACTCCAGCCTTTCCATATCTTCGCGATCAAAGATCGTTTCCAGCCGCGTCTTGTCTCTCACGGCGTCGTTTTCGTTCTCGCCCATCACGCCGCATCCTTTTTGTAGCCGTATCGCTCTAGAAGTTTCTTCACTCGCCTGGCTTGATTAACCGGCCGTCCGGATCGAACCGGAAGCCTCGACTAAGCAGGCTTTCGCGGGCCTTTAGATATTCGCCCCGGCTCTCGCACGCCTCGCGGACCTCGGCCACAGATGGCAACCATTTCAGTTTCGCCGGCAGGCCCGTCCTAGGGTCAGTCACGTATTCGACCACTTCCTGCGAATATTCCGCCAGCGTTGCGGCCACAGCCGCCGTGTAAATCTCAGGATCATTCGCGTCCCCCTTGCGGTAGCAACCGAACAGAACCGCCGTCCTCTTGGCCGCGTATGCTGCCCGGTTTAGGTCCAAAGTCGATAACTTGGGCTGACATTCGCTTTGCGACATCGCTAAGGGTTTCAGGTTTTCCACGTTTGACCTCGACTGCTGCTGCTTCGACGAATTGGACTTCCGGTAAGGGGGCCTTGGCTCGCGCAATCGCCGCCGCAATGCCCTTTTCGAAATATTGAATGCGGTCCGGCGGGCCGTCGCGTTTCTTCGCGATTTGCTCCCGGCACGACGCGAGGATGATTTCTTCCGGCCACCCCTGTGCGATCCAGGCTTGAACCCGATACGCCGCGCCGTTCCACGCTGGCGGGACAAATTCCAGATCGTGCCCGCAGATGGTGGCGATTTCGTCGGCTAGCCGGTCGGCCTTTTTTGAAACCAGCGCCCCCGCGTCGTCATCATCTTCTTTTCTTAACTGGTTAAATGGTTCTTCTTTGTTGCGGTCCCGTTGCGGTCCTGTTGCGTTTGGTGTTGCGGTTTCCAATTCAACGCTGTTGCGCGGAGATTGATATTTGTCGTAATTACAGATACTTATGCGTTGCGTCTGGTGTTGCGTTGCTGTTGCGTTTGGTGTTGTGATTTTCGCGAAATTTTCTTGCGCGTTTTCAATCATTCCGTTCGAGCGCAACTTTTTTAGAAACCGATGAACCCTTGTCTGCTCCCATTGCCACGCCTTCGCCATATAGCGAACCGAGTGGGCTAACTGGCCGCGCGCCAATTCCACAACCTCAGAACCAACACGAACGCGTCCCGGCTTCCATGCGGCTTCCTCGATTAACCAAATCCATGCCTCGCGTTCGGTGAACCTCTCGGGCTTGAACAGAGGGTGCCCAAGCAATCCGCGTTGGATGGCGATATACCCGCTCAAGCAGTTTTCTCCGTCACCGGGATTTTCTTGCCTTCAGGATTGCAGGTTGGGCACGCCCACATGAAGCACGACCACTCGCTTGCTGGCTTACCGACCATCCAGCCGAGTTTCAGGAAGTCCTCGACATGCCTCCACTCGACATAGCGGTAGATCATGCTTTCATGCCTTCAATCCTATCGGTCCGATTTTTCGTCCGCGAAGACTCCGTAAATCTGTCTGCCCCCCCCCGCGTCTTTTCATCGCCGCCGAATAGCGGGGCTTTAGCGCCGTGCCCCAGCCTCGCCATGACACGGCCTCGTCGGACACGGCCTCGTGAAAACCGCGCTCCATAGCAGATTCGATCCACGGCCTTGTGGCCCCTTCAGCACCGTCCCTGCCCCCGCCAGTGGCTTTCGGGTTGCGCGGATTTTCAACACGAACCTTTGCCCGCTCGCAGCCGAGCGTCCTATCAATTGCCTTGCTGACATCATGCGATTTTGGAAATCCCGAGCCGTAACACCATGCGAGTTGATCGCGGATTTCAAAGCCAGCATCCTCAATCGCGCAAGCCATGCGGTGATAGGTGCGTGTCCCTGAGAACGCGACAAGATGTCCACCCGGTTTTAGCGTGCGCCATACAAGTGCCCATAATTCGGGGGTAAATGCGATGTCGCCGCCGTCCCATTGCTTGCCCATGAAACCAGCCGAGGCGCGTTTGTAAGCGCCACTCTTGCCAGATTTTGCCGGGGCCGCGTTCGCAGAACCAAACCGCTTGACAATGCTGGTCAGATGATAGGGCGGATCGCAGACAACGGAATCAATAGAGCATTCCTCCAGGCCCGCCAAAATTTCCATGCAGTCACCCGCATGTAAGATAACGCGGTTATCGAGGAAAGACTCGCTCACCGCTTCACCTCGCTCGGCGTATCCAAAAATCTAAACGCGCGGATGAACACCCCGTTCACTGGACCCCATGCCGCCGTTAGCTTCTGACACTTGCTGTCGTTCTCGATCAGGCCGAACCTCTGCAATGCGTCCAGCGTCGTCTTGATGCGATTGTCGAGGTCTGTGTTCCACCGCCGCTTGCGCTCCGAGAAGGTCATCGTGACTTCAAACGCGCCTTTGATTGGCGTCCCGGTCGTCTTCTGTGATTTCTGCTCCAGAAAAGCCGCGTCCGCTTGTTTCTTCCATGCTGCATACCGCTTGCTGACGTAGGCGCTTTTTCCTGAGAACCGCCAGATCGCGTTGACGGACGGGGGAAACGGCAATTCGAGCGTCACCAATGCCGCACCCGTTCTTCGCGCGATAGTGATAAAGTGGCGGCCCTGTCGAGGTGGCTGTAGCCGGGGAGCGGATCGCCAAGTAGTGCCGCCGTAATGTCGCGCGGGGCTAGTGCATAGCGTTTCTCGCGTTCGATCAGGACGGCATCCGGGATCGACACACGGTCAACCGCATCGAACTGCACGCGCTTCCGCGCCCTAATCCTGCGCAGAGCAACCGGACGGGCCGCCTCCGAGATAGCCGAAATCGAAAAGCCTACAGCATCCGCGATTTCTTCCAGTTTCGCCCCGGCTTCTCGCATCTCCATGATCTTCGCCCGCACCGCCGCCGTCATCCGATGACGCGGCCCGGTATCGAGCGGGTGCCGCCCGAGATTGTATTTGACGGCGCGGTACGCGACCCAGCGGCGGGTCTTGCCGAGCGCAGCAGCGATATCGTTGATGGGCACGCCATCGGCCCACATAGCGCGAAGGTCTTCCAGATCATCGTCCGACATGGCACACCCGATGATGATGAGCGCAATAGGAACTGCCGGGATGCTTGTCGTTGCCGCAGAAGAAAAACGGTGCCTCGTCCGTCACCGGGAATCGACAATGCCGGCTGCGCAAATCCTCAAATGCGAGGTTCAAGCTGTCCGGTTCCGGCATGACCGGGACAACGCGGGGCGGCTTCCTGAACTTGGCGCGGAACGAAAGGCCGGTTCCGCGCTTCCTTGTGGGGACGTAACCATCCGGCCGTCGCGGGCCTGAACGACCGACCGGAAGCGCGATACCAATGCGCCAAGCCTTGCCGATGACGGCGTTCCGGGTAATCACGAGTTGTTCGGCTATCTCACGGACTGACTTAGCCGTGGAGGCAAGCTCGATCAGCTTCGCCTCATTCTCAGGCGTCCAGTTAAACCCCATTCAATCCCCCTCGATGATTTCAGGCGCGATCCATACGGCGAAGGACACGAGCGAAGTGCTCCAGCGCATCAATCTGAGCGCGATGGAAATCCTCGTCCTGGATGCGAAGGTTGTTCGCGACCGTTTCATAGGTGTCGGCCTGATTTCTGAGCGCATCCATTTCAACGACATCGATACGGTGCGCCTCTCCGTACCAAATGCTTTTTGCGCGAGCGAAGGTCAGATTGAGCTTGCGGGCGGCGCGACTAATCGCGGCCTTCACGCTGTCCCCGACCGGACGGGGCTCGGCTGCCCGCCGGATCAGATTGGACGCTTCCGCCAAACTCGACATTTCTGAGAACTCCGAAAGCTTTTCTGACATTGACGAATCCCCTTGTGTTCAACTCACCACATGGAGACGTACCGACTTTCAACATTCGCTTTGCAGACCGCTTTGGCCCGGCGTTGCTGCGCCGAACAGAGCAACGTGATTTTGCTAATCCCCTTCCAGACATGCGAACGCAATCGTGATCGTGACAACGATAAGAACCGCGAGAATGGTTTCCGCGCTCATCGCGTCACCGAATAAGAAACGGGCATTTGCGCCCGAGTTTCCGAGTCAGCAACAACCCCCGCAAACTCCTCGCGGGTTAACTGCTCGGGGAAGGAAAGATGCGGGCCAGCCGGGAGGGACTGACTGGCCCGCGACCGCGCGGCGTCGGGGAGGCGGATACTCGCGCGGGAAAACCGAATGCTGAAGGCTCTGCCTATAACCCTGATCGTCGGCGCATTGTGCGCGCTATGGCTGATCGGGATGGCGATATGGTTGCTGGGGTAGGTCATAACGCTGCCGGTTCTTTGATGCCCCAAAGCTCAGGGCTGGCGGCGCAGTCGATCTCTTGCAGCTTGCCCGTCAGGATGAGGAAAGTGTTTGCCGGCAGGCGGCCGGTCTTGCGCCAGTTCGAGATATGTTGATCCCGACGATCCGTTAGGCGGGCGGTTGCAGCCGTTCCACCAAGGGCGTCGATAACATCGCTTGCAGTCTGTAGTTCCCGAACCATTCGGGTTATTTACTACAGTGGTGCTTTAGATGCAAGCCTTAAGTTTGGCTCAATGGTCGCGGCGTGCGCGGGGTGCGAAAAAACAGCCTATGGCTGGCCCCGAATCCACGGAAGAAATCGGCAGGCGCCTTAAATGGACGCGCGAGGCGCTTGGACACAGCCAGGCGTCGATCTCTCGCGAGATTAGCGCGGACCCAAATTTCCCTCAGGTGTGGAACAATTGGGAGCGTGGTCGGGATCGGATCAGCGTCGATAACGCGCTAATCCTTTGCCAGAAATTCCGCCTGTCGCTGGATTGGATTTACCGAGGCGATGACGGCCTTTTGCCGGTGAAGCTGGTTCGCGGGATCGAGGAAGCCAAAGCCAAACCGGCAAGAGCACTCAAGCGAGCCTAGCCAGTGAAACTGCGGGTAGCCACGATCGGGACCATCCTAGCCCTACTGCCCGCCCCTACTTTGGCGGGATTTGTTGATACGTACGCGTCATGGCAGAGGCTATCTCGTCCCGAGAAGGTCACTTATCTGACGGGCGCCTACGACTCTCTCGTGACCTTGGGAACTGACCCTCAAAGCGTGCGGGATTCCAAGCACTTCAATGATTGCGTGGTTCGCTCCAGAATGAGCGCCGGCCAAATGACCACAAATGTGGAAAGCTTTGCGGCCACGAGGCCTGACCTACATGGGCTGCCGCCGCAAGCGGCCCTAATCCAGTACCTTGTGCAGATGTGCGGCCCACCGCCCCAGTGACGGGTTGGGCGCCTAACGACCGCTCAGACCGGCCCCGGTTCAGCCAAAAACGACCGTACAAGCGTTTTAGCGTGCTCTAGGGCATCCAGTGCGTCGCGGGTGTCGTCGGGTAGCTGTGCGGCCAATTGTATGGCGAGCTTTCTTAGCTCCCGCTCCCGCGTCGTGCTTATCCGCTTCCGATATTTCGCGATCGATTCCACTTCCGGCATTGCTCGGGCTCCCCCAGATACGTTCTTGTTTCGTTCTTATGGACTAAATTCCTACACATTGCAAGTTGTATTAGTTCCAATCTCGCGACCGCCACCCTTAAAATCGGTAAAGTTCCACGGGAAACGTCTAATCACGGTTTCGTGATAAAGCTGTGCTTTATATTATTTGACATTTCTACAGCATTGCTTTACTTCTCGTCTCCATCAACGGAGACGACGCGATGACCTACCGCTTTCAAATCTCCCAGCAAGGTGGCGGCAAATACGCGGTCATCGACATGCAGACCCGGCAGGTTCGTTACTGCGGCTCGCTCGACGGCGCCCGTCAAGCTCAGGCCCAACTTTCGCGCGGGTGCTGAAATGGGCATGTCCGCACATTGGATGGATGAGCACGAGCGCATCCTTGACGAGCTTTGCAGCGGGAAAATCGACGCGCAGGAAGCTCGGGATCGGCTGATCCGGCTCGGATACGACGCGCACGAAGCGCAAGACGAAATTGACGAGGTGGCCGCATGAACATCCGCACCCTCCCCGTAGCAAAGCTGATCGACGTACAGGATCACGACATCGGCGCCCGTAAGCAGCTCCTCTTGGAGCGCGCTTTGGAATGCTACCTGTCCAACCTTCGCGCCATCGAAACATCAATGGCGGTGGACAAGAAATACAACGTCGATCTCGCGATGACGGTTTCGCAGGTCAAGGACTTGCGCGATCAGGTCTCCGATTGCTTCGCGGTTCACATCATCCCGGATCAGGAGTGAGTGATGCCCGAACTCGAACTTATGGCCGCCGGTATCAACGCCACTGTCTCAGGAACAATCTTCATTGGGATTTGCGTGATGATCCTCGCGCATTGGATGTTCTGACATGAACATAGCGCAGGCGATCAAACGGCACGAGGACTTGGCTTTTTGGTTTGCGCGTATGGGAAAGGCGAAGCGGGCTCGCGCGGAATTGTTGCGTGTCGAGCAGCTCAAGAAACTTCGCGAGCTGAAGCGGGAGAGGCCACTCTACCGCACGCTTGATGATGCGGTGAACGCGGACGACCAATTCGAGGCGGCGTACATAACGGGAGAACATGCGGCATGAACCAGATAGCACGTAAAGACCCAGATGCCGTCCCTATCCCGCAATCGGACGCCGCCGCGTTTGTCAGCATGATTGAGCGAGCCGCTCGTGACCCGGCCGTTGATATGGATAAGCTGGAACGCCTTCTTGCAATGAAGGAGCGCCAAGAGGCGCGGATTGCAGAACAGGCTTTTGCTGAGGCCATGACCATGGCGCAGGCAGAAATGCGCGCTGTTGCTACCGACGCGAACAACCCGCAGACCCGCAGCCGGTACGCTTCGTACATGGCGCTCGACCGCGCCACCCGACCAATCTACACGCGCCAAGGCTTCGCCCTGTCCTTCTCCACTGAGGCTGGTCCGACCCCCGACATCCTGGTTGTAGTTTGCGACGTGTCGCACAGTGGGGGGCACACCCGCCGCTACAGCGTCCCGATGCCCGCTGACGGCAAGGGCGCGAAGGGCGGCGACGTGATGACCAAGACGCACGCTGTCGGCGCGGCCATGACTTACGGCCAGCGATACCTGCTCAAGATGATCTTCAATATCGCGGTCGGCGAGGACACGGACGGCAACGAGCCGGGCGGGACGATCACCGAGAAGCAGGGCGAGATTATCAGCGCCTTAATCGTCGAGGCCGGGGCTGATGTCGCCAGCTTCTTGAAATGGGTAGGCGCCGAGAGCGTCAGCGACATCCCGGCCAAGAAATTCGGTGCCGCCGTTGCAATGCTTGAAACCAAAAAGAGGGCAAAATGATCGAACAGGGCTCCGAGGAGTGGAAACAACAGCGGCTAGGCAAGGTCACCGCCTCGCGCATTGCGGACGTGACAGCAAAGATCAAGTCCGGCTGGGGCGCAAGCCGCAACAACTACATGGCGGAATTGCTGGTCGAGCGCCTGACCGGGGTCGCGCCAGATGCGTTCATCAACGATGCCATGCGCTGGGGCACCGAACAGGAACCCCTCGCCCGCGCGGCCTACGAATTTATGCGCGACTGCACGGTTGATCAGGTTGGCTTTGTCGATCACCCCGTCATTCCCATGACCGGGGCTAGCCCCGATGGACTGGTCGGACACGATGGTTTGGTCGAAATTAAATGCCCGAACACCGCCACGCATATCGAAACATTACAAGGCGCGGCCGTCCCCGGAAAATATATCGGGCAAATTCAGTGGCAACTCGCCTGCACGGGCCGCGCCTGGTGCGATTGGGTTTCGTTTGACCCGCGGATGCCGGCGTCCATGCAGCTTTTTGTCCAACGCGTCGAGCGAGACGACAAGTTCATCACCGAACTTGAAAAGACCGTTTCCGATTTCTTGGCCGAGTTGGACGCCAAGATTAAATCCTTGACGGAACGCTATGAACAGAAGGAAGCCGCCTAATGGCTGGATCGGTTAACCGTGTAACCTTGCTTGGCAATCTGGGTGCGGACCCTGAAATCCGCCGCACACAGGACGGCCGCCCGATTGCAAACCTTCGCATCGCCACGTCTGAAAGCTGGCGCGACAAGGCCACCGGCGAGCGCAAGGAAAAGACCGAGTGGCACCGCGTGGTCGTGTTCAACGAGGGCCTTTGCAAGGTCGTCGAACAATATCTGAAGAAGGGCTCGAAGGTTTACATCGAGGGCGCGCTGCAAACCCGAAAATGGACGGACAAGGACGGTGTCGAGAAATATTCGACCGAAGTTGTCCTGCAAGGGTTCAACTCCGCACTAACGATGCTGGATACCCAATCTGGGGCGGATCGTTCCCAAAATGGGAATGACGAACCGGCGCGGCGGCCCGCGATGGCGTCGAGCGGCGAAGACCCGGAGATTCCGTTTTGAGCGACAACCTCCCAATCTCCGAGCAATTCAGGATCGTCTCAAAATCCTGGGTAGATGCGGAAGCCGCCGCCTCCCTGCTTGAGGACACCAAGAGCGCGGTCCTTTCCGAACGAATGCAAGCTTTGCTTCGCGAAGAACCCGGACTTGCAATCAACAGGGCCGAGGCTTCGGTCAAGGCTTCGGATGAGTGGAAAGACTGGATCACGGGCATGATCGAGGCTCGCAAGAAAGCGAACCTCCTGAAAGTCCAGCTCGAATATTTGAGGATGCGAGCCGGCGAACAAGCTTCGTTTGAAGCAACGCGGCGCGCGGAAATGAA